GTCTTCACGAGCGTTTAGGATTTTTAATGTGTTTGCTCTATGATCTTCTTCATAAGATCCTTTAAAACCTTTTTTTAGTATTTTACCAGTTACAGGGTCTTTGGCAAAATGAACATCCATAGACATCCACTCAGGATTTGAGACAATAAATTCACCGTCTGGACCCATTGTAGTTGCAAGGTTAAATATCTCCTGATGAGCAGCTGGTGCCCCTTTTATATTGTAAATTACATTAAATAATTTTGGTGCATTAGCAGACCAATTATCAAAGGCTAGGTTTTTATAAGTCCTTATTGTAGCTTCATTGCTATTATTAATAGAAGTTGTAAGTGCAACTGATGAATACGTATCACGAATTTTATTTAATTCTTGATAGACACCTTTTAGAAACGGCTGGTTAGCTGTAGGCAAACTGTTAGCTTCAGCATATTTAGTAAACGTTTCTGAAATAATCCCACTTAAAGCAGCAGGATCGCCTCTTACTGCACTATAAGGTACTGCCTGCCCATTTATAGTTACAGTGTTTTCTGGGTTATTTAATTCATTTTCTAAAAAAGGCTGGAAATCTGTTTTAAATTTCTGCCTTACTACTGCTTCAAGATATGCAGTTCTAGAGCTAGCATTTTTGTAACGTTGTTGTGAAACAAAAAATGCATTATCACTCTGTTTTCCAACTACATCTAAATTGGCATCTATTTGATCTCTTAAATCTTCTTCTTTATTTTTACCTAATTGATACTGAAGATCCTCCCAAGTATAATTATTAGCATTTGCTGTGCCCATTTCTGTGGCAAGAGCATTTTCATCTGCTATTCCTTTCTTCCTTAACTCTTGAGATTTTTGTGCAGCGGTTGCACTAAAACTAGCAATAGAATCAAAGATTTTTGCACCAAGTTCAGTCTCTTGACGAATCCTATCTTGTGCAGCTTGAGCATTGTATTGTTGCTGTTGACGTTGTGTGTCAATGTTTGTTGATGCTATGTCAAAATCACGCTTCCTTGTCCTTTCAGAATAGGCTGCGTTTGATTCCATATCTTGAAGTATACGCCGTTGGTTTTCTAAATCAGAATCCCTACGTGCTCGCATACCTTCTACAATACGATTACTTTCTGCTGACATCTGTTGGATGTTTGCATTGCTAACCGTAACTGCATTAAAGCCCCTGCCTTTTGCGGCAGGTGTGTATCTTCGTTGTGCCATAATTACCCAGTGAAGTTCATAGTATAGTTACCAATTGACGAAGCTGCACTGGTGATACCACCAATAAGCGGCATAAGTGTGCTAGTACGTTGAGCAGGTGGTACAGCACCAGGAAGTACTTCAGCAGGTTCAATAAATGTACGTGCTGGACCCATAACAGGTTTAATTATTTCAGGTAAAGCTTGTGGTTTAATCATTAAATTAGCTGCAGCTTGTAGATCTGAACCATATTTTTGTAGAGCTACTTCTTGCATACCACGTTGGAACTCACGTTCACCACTAACCAAACTAGCAGACATAATAGCTGCATTTCTACCTTGTTCAGCAAGGGTAGATTGCATAGCTTTTACTCGTGAATTACCAGCTTGTCCTAATGAAGCACGTCCTGTGTTCTGTAAGTTTTCAACCAGTGAAGCTTGACCTTCAAAAGCTGTAGATGCGAGCAGTTCATTAAAAGATGCTTGTTGTGACTCATACGCTCTTTGTGCACCAATTGTGTTAAAAGCTAGCTGGTTAGAATAATTATCAACAGAAGCTGAGTACTTTTTAGTTTCTTGTAGATACCTATAATCTTGAATCTCAGTATCATACTTCCATTGTCTTAGTGCTGTTTCATATTGAAACTCACGTGCAGCAAAGTAATCCTGTTTTTCTGCTTCAAAGGCTGCTTTATTATATTCGTTAGTAATATCAGCTTGCTTATCAGCAATTTTCTGTGCTTTTTTCTGAGCTCGTTCAGATTCTCTGTTAGCTGAATCAGCTTGAGATGCACCAAAGATACCGCCAGCAATACTAGCGGCTGCACTAATGGCTGTAAACGGATCAATGCTCATCTCCAATCCAGACTCCGCTAGCTGCTCACCCAGAAGATCATAATTTTTATTTAATTCAAACATTAAGTCCTCTTATAGAAACGTGGAGAATAGTTACCTTCCCACATCATTGAAACTAATGATACAGGGTACGGTTGATTACTTGTCACTTGTAGTTCAAAATTAATGTTACGTTGATGGATTGGTACAACAAATTGATATTCAGGTTGCACTGGTTCACTATTAGCTTTATAACTATCAATAGCTGTTACTTCTTTTACATCCATCCAATTTTTAGAGTTAGTAAGTTTTGTTTTAAATGTAGTAGTACCAGAACGACCTACTGATACATTAACTCTAGATATAGTTAAATTAGCTGTGAAATCAGTTGTTTGTGCATCTCTCCTAAAATAAAACTTAGGTAGTGTTACTTCAAAATTATAATCATAACCAATTAACATGCCATTTTCTAATGCTGTTAAATCTTTTGCTACTTCAAAATACGGACCATCTGTGTCTGATTTAGGGTCAGCCTTAACTGAATAACCAGCATCAGTATTTGGATCAGCAATTAAAATTGTACCTTGTACATTAGTAAATAAAGAATAAGGTGTGTAGATTTTAGTTACATCATTAGTGCTATCATATACAACAGCATTACCTGTACCAGGATCAAATGGACGTGCAGTCATATCTAAACAAGAATTACCTGAAGTAATAGAAACCTTACCTGTAGGTAATTCATCTAAAGTAATTTTATTTAGGGTGTATTCATCTTCATGTTGAGATACAATAATCATATCGTCACCTAGGATGTCCACATCTTGGATAGTACCAGTTAACTGCCATTTAGTCCAAGCTTGCATAACATTTTTATCACCATTGTTATAAAAACGATAGAGATATATGTAAGAATCTTGGCGATCAATTAATGCAATCAATGAGTTTTGTGGACTAACAACAAGACGATCAATACTATTAGGGATCCATTCTAATACAATTTTACTGATGTCAACAACAGTAGGGTTTTGATCAATATCCTGTAGTTGCATATAGAATAGTTTACTGTAACTACTAACTTTACTAAGGAATGCAATAGTTGTACCTACATCTACAGGTGAAATGTTTACATCCATTTCATAATTAGATACAGCACGAACAAGTGTTTGACTAGGTGTCAATACACCTGATTCAGTAGCAAGTATAAGGAACTGTTGTGTACCACTAAAAATTACAAGACCTTGAGGTGCAGGTAAAACATCAGTCAATGTAACTGGTCTAACACTTGATACATTTACATCAATAGGATCTGAATCAATTTGTGTTAAAGCTGATTTAGCAAAGAAATTATATGCATCATTAGCTACACCAAGGATGACATTATCTTCTGACAGAACACCAAATCTATTGTTATAGAAAAAAGTAGCGTTAATCTTTTTACCAACAAATGAAGGTTGGGGGTTAGTTATGTCGTCACCAGCTAATCTATTAGTCCAGTTAATTTCCCCAAAAGTAAATGTAAGTGCTCCTGTATTAATTAAAGCATGTGGCATTGTTGAAGCGTTAAAACCAGCTGATGCATTAGGTGATTTAGTTTCTTTCCAATAACCACGCCCTCTGTTTAGTGTGGTATCATAAGCAACAAATGCAACATAATAATCATCCTCTGCTGAATCACTATTTAGGATTCTTACGACATGACCACCAAAGGACTCTAAAGGTAATTTAGATATATCAGTCACCTCATCTTCAAATACTTCAAGTGCAGTGTTATTAAGACCACCTCTAGCATCAATGTTAAATGCTACGGGAGAACCAGTAACTGCTCGGTAATCAGTTACCACAGCATTAGTACCAGTACTACGTTTAATAACAATACTATTGGTGTAACCTTCTAAATACCAGATACCATCAAAATTTGTATTACCTGCTGTATGTTGTGCTTCAATAGTAGCTTTAATAGCATCGATTAAATGATGGTTAGCATTAACATTAGCAGCATCATACAACAACATATCATCAAATGTTGTATTATTTTGAGCAGTTACTTGTGCTACTACATCATCTGTGTTGTTAGCAGCCGCTGCAGGAAAAGTAACAGTATACTCAAAAGTTTCAACAAGTGTAAGCAGTTTAAGCGTAGCAGTTGTATTAGGTGTAACTGTTGGTGTAGTGTGTGGTGTTACATCTATCTTTTTATTAGTGATAATAGTAGTATCTTGAATGCTACGAAAATGATAATCGTTTGCACTCGTACCAGTTAAATATGCTGTACCAGTATTAGTTACAGTACACCATTGACCATCTGTTGTCCAAGCATAGATAGCTGAACCTTTAATTGCAGCAACATAAGAACCTTGTGCACCACGATCAATAAATGTCCAAACAGCACCATCTAAAGCAGCTTTATTAAAGGGAGCACCAACATCGTTTTTCAGTTTATCAATAAACTTCATACCAGGTCTTTTTAAAAGACCATAAGTAGGATCAGGATAACCATTAATACATTCAGATACTTGACCTTCTAATTTTCTGTCGTCATTTTGCTTGGATACACCACCTAAAAAATTAGGGATTAGTTGAGTAATTGCTGCCATTATCGAATCAAAGTATTAAATGGACTGTAAGATTTGTAGTAGTTACCGCTTTGTGGTGCACCAAAGAAACTATGATCACCTTGATTGCAATCATATTCAAGAGCCATCGCCCTTGTATAAGCTTCTTTTTGTTGCAGTATTTGATACTGAGTAGGATCACCTACTAAACGACTAGAAGCAACAGAAGCAGCACGTGCTACAATATAATCTTGAATAGGTTGTGGAATATTATCATATTCAAATTCCCACAATATATCAAAGTAAAGAGTTTCAGTAGTATCCCATACATCTGTATGTTTAATAGTATCATATAAGACACCACCACGATTCACTACATTACGACCTAAGTTAGCAACGTAGTCTTGACTAAGATCAGCTTGAATTACATTGTTTGGTATAGTTACTTTTTTAGTAACTGCATCAGGTTGTAATTTATCATAATTACGTTCTACATTATAAGACCATCCTTCTGCCTGTACTTCACGTGTAACTTCATTTAAAGTGTTATAAGCAATCGCAACGTCCGGGTTGGTTTGTGTTTCTACTTTATAAGAAACTACTGAACGATTCATCGTAATACTACCAGTGGGTGTAGCATGGGTAATATTAAGAGTGTATTGATATGTTTCAGGGTTTGTACCTTGTGCTGTACCAGCTGTAGAGACTGCAGTATTAGTTTCTACACCAGTTCCAGTAATATATGTACCAATTTGTAGATCAGAGGTTTCAGTGGTTAAAATTACACCAGTGATAGAACCAACAAATGTACCAGTAGATTCAAGGACAAAAGTTTCTTCAGTTGTTAACGTGTTTACAGGAGCCTGACCAACTGACGCCAGGATCTGATTAACAGCTTGTAATTGGGTGTTTGGGCCAGTAGTAGGAAAAGGCATGATTTGATAATGAGTATTATTCTCAATAAAGAATTAAAAAAAAGGAGCCTCCGAAGAGACTCCCAATATAAGATAAATTAGAATGCGGCAGGCTTGGTAGCGGTACCGGC